TTTCGCTTCTCGTTCTTCTTGTGTTTGACTAACATAGATACCTGTATTATTACCGTATCGTGTTTCATCATTTACACTCATAGTTAGGTTTACGTAAACCGCACCATCTTTACCTGCGATAAACTTTTCTTTTGGTAGCTTTGCTACGTTTAAACTAAAGTTAATTAATGCACTCATATTTATTTATTTAAGGGTTTTATATTCTGTTTTTTGTTTTTTAAAACTTTCGCTTTCATCTTCGCCAAATACTCCTAATTCATAGAAGCCTGTTAGCTTTAAGACTGCTCTACTCATTGCACGTTTTTCTGCCATTTCAGCTACGTACCACGTATTACAGTTTCCATCTTTGTAGCCCTCGCCTTTTAACGCACTACCAAAGGTTTCTATGCTTTTACCATCTTTTTGTGCAAGTGCTTTAAATACTGCATAGTTAGGCTCGCATCTTATTACTTCATAATTAACACTCATTTGCTCTAGTGCCTGTATCTTATCAATACCTTGTCTAGTAATAATAGTGTAATGTTGATGCTTAAAAAAGTCATCTTTTGTTAGGTTATACTTTTTGTATAACTCTGTTAGTTTTTCTTTGTTCATTGTTCTTTATTTAAATATTCTACTTCTAGTATTGCTTCTAAGTATTCTACTCTACTTTCTAATGCTTCTATTCTAGCATTTAAAAAGTCTATTGTCGTTGGGGTTGCTGCTCGTTTTACATCTTCAAAGTGTGTCATAGCTATTCTGTAAAGTAATCAAAAGGACTAGATAACCTACCACAAAAAGTGTTTAAGTCTAATATACTACCGTACTTTAGTTCAGTAACGTATTGTGTTGTTTCTAGTTCATCGCTTAGTTTTGCTATTAAGTGTGGGTACTCTAAATTCGCTACACTTAATTTGTCTTTGTACACGGGGTGTAATCGTTCTAATAAATTCATATTGTTTTTGTTTTAATTAATGATAAGCAAATATAACAAAATATATTTTTAATAAACAAATTTTAAACAAACTTTTTTTTTGAACACAAAAAAACCACCCTTTTATAGGTGGCTTAATCGTCTGTTAAAAACAGCATTAAAGAAAACAATAACAAAAAATCAGTTGGTTACACAAATATAATATTTATTAGCGTATTAAGTAGGTAATGTTTTTAGGACTTATTAACTAAAAATTTTGTTTGTCTTTTAGTTCTTGTAGTTTAGTCTTGTAAGTTTCAAATATTTCTAACCATTCAGGGTCTGTTAGTTTTAGTACCCCTCTAGATTTTTGTAGTAGTTCATCAGCTAAATCACTTCCTAAAGCTATTGAGTATTCGTACTGTCTACCATATTCAAACCTATTACACTTTCTACATTGTGCGTGTACGTTCCTTTCGTCGTACCTAGTTATTAAGTGTTGTCTACCAATAAAGTGTCCTGCATCTGTTTCTGTGAAGTGTACTTTTTTACCGCACGATATACAATTACAATATCCTGTATTGTTATTAGCATCTCTTCGCCTTATATACTCGTGAAATGGTTTATCTATTTTATTCTTCCAATATTTTAAAGTTTTCTTTTTTTTTGCCATTTGAATACACTTCAGATATCTTATATTTATTATTATATTTTTATTTATCTATTTATTTAGAAATATATTTATATCTATATATTTAGAAAACACTTTTTTATAATAAATGGTACAAAGTTATATATTTATTTTTAATAAAAAAAAGAAAAAATTACTTTTTCCAATGTTTAGTTATTTTTTCAGCAGAACGCATACCGAAATAACCACCATAAACCAATAATAAAAGTGAAGATAAAAGGTCTATCCAATTACTATCTATTTTAAAGCCCTCTAAAGAACTATCTAATATAATATATATAAATAGTGTAGCGGTTAAAAAAGCAAGCGTTAAAGGTCTTATATTGCGTGTTAAATAGCTTTCTGTTTGGTTATCACTTACCCACCGCTTTGTGGTTTCTTGCATTTCTAACATATCGTGTCTAAGTTCTTCTAGTAGAATTTCTTTATCCGTTTCTGTTAGTTGTGTGCTACCCTCTATTTGTTTGCTTAATTCCTTTAGACTTTCAATACCTGTTATGCTACCTGCAGCATCTAATATACTAGGTGCTATGTTTTTACCCTGTTTAACAAGCCATCTAAGGGCATCGCCTACTCTAGTAGTTCCGTTTTTATCTTTGTATTTAGGCATAGTTATTTATTTGAATAGTCCCACCTTGCACGAGTTTTGCGTATATCGTAATGTACAAACGTATCATAAAGACCTAAACCGCCTTGTAACATTACACCAAAATCTATTAAATCTTCTATAATAGCATAAACCTCAATAGGTTTTAAACTCTGTATTGTAATATCTGCAGCTTTGCCTAATAAGTGTTGTGAAGTTTTTGAGCCCCCTATCTTTGCATTGTGTTCAAGACATCTATAAGCACTATTAATTTTTATAGGTCTACCTGTATAATCTCTAAGCGTTTGTAATTGTCCTGCTAATTTTATAACATTCTCATAAACCTCTAAAGGCATTTCACACCCACACTTACACTCAAACTCTTTTATTTTAAAGTTCTTTGTCATTAGACTTTTTTTTCTTGTACGTTTCGTATATCTTTTGAAACGTGTATATAATAGAAGCTAGTAGAAGAATAATCTTTAAACTATTTTCTACTGCAGTAAAACTAACCCCTAAACTTATGGCATTAAAAAAAGCTATCTTCAAATCTTGTACACTCATTACATTTTATTTTCTAAATAATCTACACCATAAAAGTTGTGTAAAGGCTCTCCACTTGGTGTTACTGCATAGCTCTTCCAACCGTATGGGTGTTCTTCTATACCATTCCATACTACATCTATTAAGTATTTTTCACTTAGTACAGTTTCTTTAATTACATTACCCTCTGCATCAGTTTCCCCCTCTTCTATTACTTCTCTTCCAAGTCTTACTATTGCGTGGCTGTGCGTTGGGTATTCATTTCCGTTTTCATCAGTATCCACCCCTAAACCTTTTATTTTAGTTTCTGCTTGTTCCTCGCTATCAAAAATATATTTGCCTACTTTTATCATAGTGTTGTTAATTCTATTGCTTCTGCTTCTGTTAATACTCTGTCGTAAACTCTTGTATCGTAAACTTTGCCCTCAAATAAATTTGCAGTTCCTGTTCTATTGCTAAAGTTAAGTCTATCCATTCCACTTGGTACAGTAGCAATTGTATCACTACCTACCAAAACACCATTTATAAAAAACTTATATTCATTTTCTTTAAAAGTAACTGCTATTTTATTTCGTTGGTCAAACGTTAAATTTAAAAAACTACTTACACCACCACTAGAAAATACTCTAACTTGTGTACCATAACTTTGAAATATAAGTATAAGTTTGTTACTATCACTTCCATCACTTAAGCCTATTGTAGTTTGGTTTCCACTATTATAAACATAACTATCTACAAAAAAAGTACCCTCTGTAATATTAAATAAATCACTATCTCCACCATTTAAACACTCGTCTTTTAATCTTGTTACTGCACTTGCTTCTGTTTTTATATAGCTTGTAGGGTAGCTTCCTTGTTCCATTTGACCTCCCCATAAATAAAAAGAATTTGAAGTATTACCAATATAACCGGCTGCACGACTAGACGTTGATGTTGGAATGCCGCACAAAATAATTCTACCACTTGTTGTGCTTGTTGCTTCTAAAGTTAGTGAAATTCTATACCAACCATTACCAAAATCTTTTATTCTTGCATCAGCATTATCTAAATTTCTTACTATTTCGCCATTCAATATATCAAAGTTTACATAAGTTAAATCAAAACTTGTACTTCCGGCCAATTGTAAATATTGAATATTATTATACTTAACAAAAAAACTTATAGTATAGTCATTGCCACTTGTTACGCTTGTATTTTGATATAAAAACCTATTGTTATTATCTACAGTTTCAAAAACTTCATCAGCCGTTAATGTTCCATTTGGTGATATTATTGCATCAGCAGATATTGTAAATCTTGTTTTAGTCCAATAAGTAGGTGGTTGGTCGTACTCTTCAGAATAACCAAAAAGATTTGTCCGTTGTGGCTCTAAAAGTAAACTAGGGCAGTTGCTATTTAACCAATCTAATCTTGGAACATCTGTAAAGGTTTCTACTCTTTTAGTTTCTGTTGTACCCTCTGTTTTTATGTAATCAGATAAAGCACCCTCACTAAGCATAGCACCCCATAAATAAAACCCATCAATATTGTTTCCTGTCCAATTACTTGAATTGTTTTTATATAGTGTAAACCTTATAATTGCCGACGATGATGTTGGCGTTCCGGTTATAGATAACCTTAACCAACCATTGCCAAAATCTTCATATTCATAATCGCCAATAGGCGCTTGAAATGTTGTTAATGTATTTAAATCAAATCTTAATCTGCACCAATTTGTATATGGACTTGAACTTTGAGCCGCCAACAATTCTATTTGTGTGACTTCATCTTTTTTAACAAAAACCGACAATGTTGCCTTACTCGATGTAGACAAACCGGTTGCAACGTCTTGAACGTAATGATTTCCTGTTGAAGTATTTGCAACAATTTTATCTGCACTATTTGTGCCATCAGGTGCAAGTATATCATTTGCAGTAACAGTAGAATTGCTTTTAGTCCAAACAGAATTATCAAACTCTTCGCTTCTTATTTGCAAGTTAGTAATACTGCCAACAGTTTTAGCTTCCTCTATTAAACCATCTTTGCGTACTCTTGTACCTATTGACTGTCTTGTAAAATCAAAATCTCCACTTGCATCATTAGGTAAAATAGAATATACTTTACCACTTTTATATCCGCTTGGAATTAGTGCTAATTTAGGTTTACTCATTATCTTTCTGTTAAAATTACTGTGCTATCTACATAACGCCATATACCATTAGACTGCCAACGTACCCATATTTTATCATCTGCATTTACAGAAATAGTTTCAGCAAAATCAAAAGTTAAGCGCATATTTTCACTTGATGTATAAGTTAAAGTACTAATACCTATTTGTGTTAAGTGGTCGTTCTTGTAAATTCTTACTGTTGCACTCGTTCCTGTAGGTGTACCATAACTGCTATATTTATTTGCAGTCATTGTAACACTTGTTACATAAGCATTAAAAGAAATAGGAATACTGCCATAAGCATAAGGAAAGGCTGTACTCGCACCGCCTTGATACAAAGTATAATTACCTGTACCACCTAAATAGTGCCTACGATTAAAAGCTACCTTATCTTTGTGTACAGGGTTTGCTTCTTTAAGCCTGTTTATTTTATTACTATGTTTAGCTTTTACTATCTTACTTAGCATCTTTTTTGTTTCTGCTTATAATATCACTATAAAACCTTTTAGCTTCTTTTTCGCTTTTAGTTTCTATATAGTTTTTTAGTTTGTTTAGGTTTGTTTGTTTTACCTTATACCTCATAAAACCCACCCATTAAAAGTTGTATCTGTATCAGGGCTTATATCTTCGTTTGTGTTACTATTGTATTCAGGAAACAAATTATTGTTAAAACATAAATAGTCTACTAGTCTAGTGCTATAATAGTTTGCGTATTCTCGTGCCTTAGCTACTAAATAATCTACTTCGTTCTTATCTACGTTTTGAGCAGTTTCTGAACTATGTTTAAGTACAGATTTGTTTGTAATCGTATATGCTGCAAATGGTATATAATTCATTTGACTAAACCATATTAAACAAGGTTGCACATAAGTATTAACCAACGTTAAATAATCGCCTGTTAAGTTATCTGCAATTATATCTTCGCTAATTTTGTTGTATAAATCTGTACCTAACAAATTTTGTATATCTATTTGCTGTGCTACCTTTACAAATTGTAGCATCTTATCTATATCAACGTTGCCATCAATAATAGAATTTTTTTTAAGGTCTTGTGTACTTATAAATAATGCTGTTGCCATACTAATTTTTAAATCCTATTTTATTCCAATATTCAGCAGTATAACCTTTATACTTCATATCTTTAGGTGCAACAGGTACTTTTTGTGCATTAGCTTCGGGTTTAAACCCTCTTTTTTTTGCTTCTGTTGTACTTATTGCATCGCCTAAACTCTTTGCACCCTCTTTGCGTACATACGTTTTTCTAAACCATTTGTGGTTACATCTCGCACCGCCTTTGTAAAGCCATATAGAGTATGTATCACTACCACCCTTACCAAAACCTGCATTTACAGCTTTATTCTCCATAGCAACTATATCTTCTTTACGATATACTTTTTTAGCACTTACCATTTTAGAACAGAATTGTCTAGACGTTGCTTTAGTTCTTGCAGGTGCGTACATATAGCGTACTAGAAATTCTTTACCCTCTTCTTTTGTTTGTCTGCTTGTACCATCTTGTTCACTTTCTCTATAAGGCTTTGCGCTTCCTGTACTTACAAACTCCCAAATCTTAGACAATAAACTTTTATCTTCTTCTTCTTTTTTGTTTAAGTCG